AAATGGGATTTAGCAGCAGAAAAAATTGATGAAATCTGTAATAAATTCTTTTTTAGCCCTTGACAAATAGAGAATCATACACTATACTGTATGAGTAAGTGAAAAAAACTGAGGAACTTTATATTGTGGCTTATATTTCGCAAAAGATGAAAAAAGAACTTGCTCCCGCTATCAAATCGGTTTTGCAAAAGTTTGGTGTGAAGGGTTCGATTGCTATTAACAATCATTCTTCTCTCGTTGTGAATATTAAAGAAGGTGTCTTTGATTTTATTGGTATCGCTAATGAAAAAAACAAAGAAATCTCTGAACGGCGTGGTACACCTTACTACGCGAATGAAGGATATTTTCAAGTGAATACTTATTATCCTGAGACATACGGTGAAGCTTCTCAGTTTTTTGAAGAACTGGTTGCTGCAATGAAAGGTACGATGTGGTATAATAACACTAACGCACAAATTGATTATTTTGATACTGCGTATTATATCGATATTAACGTTGGTAAATGGAACAAACCTTATGTTTGTACTGCAACACAAGAAATGGAGGCCGCATAATGTGGTATGTTGAACGAATCGTAAATTGGCAAACTCAAGAAAAAGAAATGTGGGTGGGATTGACACAAGATCAATCCCGTTCATTACATTCTGAGTTATCTCAAGAACATTTTTCTGGCAATTCTACTGCAATGATTCGGTCTGGAAAAATGGATACTGGATAATGAACCGAATACAAGCAAAAATTTTACCATTGATGGATCAAATTCAATGGATGATGGAAAACAATGAGCATTTAAAGGAACCTGATAAGGTTCTTTCGCTTATGGATAGTGTTAGCATATATTTTGCACATATGAGCGATGAAGATCGTGATTATTTACATGCTGTTCAAGATGTGGTCGAGGAAGGCCGGATATGGAACAAAAATATTTAGCAGATTTATTAGAAATTCGTAGTAATTTCTTAAAATTCTATAGAAAAAGTGAAACACCTGATATACATATAGATATGTCGTTTTTTAAATTGCATAATATCATATCAGAAATAGAAAAGGAGTTCAAAGATGGCAGAAGATCGAGTATCAATGAGAGTTGGTGAATTGTATTCTAGAGGATTGGAATATAATGAGGCCCAAGTTCAATTTTTGAGTGAGTTTTCTACACCAAACTCAGAAGAAAATCAAGAACTTTTTGACAAAGCATGGAGCGATTACGAACATATGCGCTTTTCTGCCTTACAATTCATGAAGGGTTGATTTTGTGAGTATTGAATACCAAGAAGATGGACTTTATAACATTTCTGTAGATACTAGCACAGGAACTGTTATTATTGGAAGTGAAACTTATATTGAAGATGATTTAAAATCGTCCAGATTGTTCGAACTTGCATATATAATGGGTCGGGATCATAAAAAAAGACAAATTGCTAAAGCTTTAAGTGGATAAAAACTATTGACGAATCATATTTTATATGGTAAATTATATTAAATAAGAAACAAAACTCCACTTAGCTCAGCTGGATAGAGCAAGTGCCTTCTAAGCACTAGGTCAGAGGTTCGAATCCTCTAGTGGAGGCCAATTAGCCCATTTGGGGCAGAAAGGATGAAAATGAAAACTTTGCCGACCAATGGAATGCCATTTGATATGCATCAAAAAATACAAGCGCAAATTTATGGACATCCTAATGTATATCCAAATAGTGAGCATATTACACCACCTATGAAAAAGGAGCGCATTCGTGTCGTTGAAGCATCTACACGCGCTGACCTCAAGTTGGATCAAACTCGACAAATTGAAGAACGCATGAAAGAAATTCAATCGTTGAGAGAACAGGCAAAAATAAGATATGATGCTTATGGAACAAGTGTTCCAGTTGCTTATACGGAAGGTGAATTTGTAGATATAGAAGTTTAATGCGGATGTCGTATAATGGTAATACCTTAGATTTCCAATCTAAAGCCGAGAGTTCGATTCTCTCCATCCGCTCCAAATAAAAAATCCAAACTCGACGGAGTATGGATTGTAGTGCAAGGAAATGGGGGTAATACAGCCCCTAACTTGGCTCATAGTTGTAGTGACACTGGTAGACTCTGGAGACAGAGAGTGCTAGATTTCAGACCTAACTAGTTTGATATGAGGCTTTTCAGATAGTTTGATCGAGGATGTATCATTCTGGAATTGTGGGTATTCCTAAATCCCACCTACACATTAATAAAGGTCAAGTGTTGTTACCTTGCAATGTCGCAGAAAACACACAAAAGGGTCACTGAACTTAATAAGTGCGCGTGGGATCATGGTTAATCCCACAACCAATAAAATGGGGATATATTATGCGTAGAGGAAACAAACCTGAAGCAGAAGACTACATAAAGGTAAGGTTAGAGTTTCTTCGTGAAGAAAAGAAAAAGAACGATAATCAAACTGCACATTTAGTTTTAGATAAAGCAATTTATGAATTAAATGTTGTTCTCGATCTTTTAGCAAGAAACGGAGTTTAGCGCAGTCTGGTAGCGCATCTGCTTTGGGAGCAGAGGGTCAGAGGTTCGAATCCTCTAACTCCGACCAAAAACATTCCGGCGTAGCTCAGCGGTAGAGCAGTTGACTGTTAATCAATTGGTCGTAGGTTCGATCCCTACCGCCGGAGCCAAGAGAGAAAAAAAGATGTACAAGCCTTTACCAGACTTTTTAACAATTCATAATTCTGATATTGAAGGACTAGGACTGTTTGCATGTAAACCAATTGCAAAGGGTACTGAATTAGGTATGTCTCACTTTCATTGGGGAGAAGAACTAATAAGAACCCCTATAGGCGCATTCTACAACCACTCTAGCGAACCTAACATAGAAAAGGTTAGAAGAGACAGTAGATACTTTATTGTGGCGACCAGAGACATTAGGTCGGGCGAAGAAATAACATGTGAATACACTTTTTATAATATGGAGTAAATAATGAGAAATCAAGTGACAGCAAATAAAGATACATGGAACACTGATAGTGACGGTAACATTCGTTTATCAACTACTAAAAATTTTAAAGAGATGGGAATTCAACAAGCAGACACTTTTGCTGCAATGGAAATTGATGGTAGTGTAGTACTGGTTAAAATTGAAATGACACTTAAATAAGCCCGTCTAGCTCAGTTGGTAGAGCAACTGATTTGTAATCAGTAGGTCGGGAGTTCAAGTCTCTCGACGGGCACCATTTAATATTGGAATTGTAATGACTCGGAAACCTAAACGAAAACGCAGAACTAAAGCAGAAATGGAAGCCGCTCGAGCAGCGACACCGAAGTTTCGTGATATCTTTGACCACTTGGAAGAAGATACTCCAAAGAAATCTACAGTGAAGAAAAAACGCAAGCGCAGAACAAAGGCACAGATAGAAGCCGATAAGAAAAAGGCACAATCACAGGAAGATGAAAAGTGGACTATTCCACAGAATAAAACTGTGTATTATAACAGCCCACCTAAAACCAAGGGCGCAAAACCAGTTTTAAAAAAATATCCAAAACCAATACCTAAAGCCAAGTTTGATGATTCTTTAATTTATGAAAAATTAGAATTTCCTGGCGGTATGATATATGCAAAAGCAAAAACCAAAGCAGAAAACTTTCATTTGATGTATTGGAATTCTATTGACAAAGACTGGAATATGTTGTATAATGGACGATACAATGATACACCCAAACATTGGAAACATTTTGAAAAAATTAGAGATGATGTTATAGAAAGTAAAAAGGAAACTAAAGATGTCGGAAAACGAAAACGAAGTAGTAGTGGACGAAGCAAAGCGAAGTCAACTAAAGGAAGATCTGTCAAAAAGAAAGTGCCTTGTAAAGTTTGAAAAGGCTGATGGAACTATTCGTGATATGATGTGTACTACAAATCCACGTATGATTCCATATCCTGATAATCCAACTGAGGCAGAAGGTGATATTCCAAAAGAAAAAGATGATAATCTTATTGTAGTTTGGGATTTGGAAAAAGAAGGTTGGCGCTCATTTAGATTTGAACGTCTTCAAAGTTGGGCGAGAGGATTAGGTTAATGGCTAAGAAAAAATCAAGAGATCAATACGTTTCTAAAGGTGAACGTAGAAATGTTGCAAAGGCTGGATGTACCAAACGTGCAAAGGGTACTCTGGAACATGCATTAAGACAGCGCAAAGCGTGGTCAGAAGGTAGGAATGTTGTTTTGACTATCGACAATCCAAACAAGAATGAAACTAATCGTAGGAAGATTAGAATTAATGCTCGCGAAGTCTGGGGTGATCCAAAGAAACAGCGTTCATTTATGATGAAGGATGCCTGATGGTAACTTTCAATATCAAAAACCTTCATAAGAATACAGCCTCTCTGTTTGTTGCAGAGAGGCATTACTCTGCTGTTATGCCCAGATTGACTAAACACTATCTTGGGTTTTTTGATAATGATGTATTAGTTGGTGTGTTGACACTAGGATGGGGAACAAATCCTATGGGAACAATTAAGAAAATGTTTCCAGATTTAACTACAAAAGATTATTTTGAAATTGGTAAGATGTGTATGGACGAATCTATGCCAAGAAACTCAGAGAGTCAGATGTTGTCTCAGACAGTAAAATGGATGAGAAATAATACTCCAGATATAAAATTTCTGTATACTTGGGCAGATGGTATTGTAGGCAAGCCTGGCTATGTCTATCAATCTGCCAATTTTTTACATGGGGGGTTTATATGGAGCGATGTATATGTCACCGACAAAGGCGAGAAAGTTCACTTTAGAACTATACAAAGAAAAATGAAAAAGGAAATGGGCCGTGATGATTTAAAGTATGGGCCAAGGCCAAATGATGAAAAAATGGGCGAGTTGGGTTTTTCTAGAGTGTGGGGAAAACAATTTAGATACATATATCCGATAACCAAAAAAGATAGAAAGTATATGAATAGAAATTCTACTTGTGAATGGGATATGAATTATCCCAAAGATTCGGATCTAGAATGGAAGATTAAACGTCCAGGCGAAACTAGCTATACTATTAGTTCTGAAATGCCTTTTATACATAGTAAGGATGTGGAACATAACAAAAATAATATCGCAAGATATAAAGCAGAAAATAGTTTAGATAATTATTTATAGGAGATGATAATGGATATTGAAGATACTTTTGAAGCAGATTTCGAATTTTCTTATGTAGAAGGCGAAAATGGCCGAGAGGGAATGAGAGTAAGCATGTCAGTTGATGCTTCTGATATGTGCATCGGAGATGTTTTAGAAAGAGTTGAACAATTTTTAATTAGTTCTGGTTATGACTTTATTAAGAGAGGAACATTGCGATTAGATAATCACCACGGCAAGACATTTTCTAGCGAAGATGTTGGCTGGGTTTCTGGAGAAAGAAACGTATTTCCAGAAGATGTTGAAGGAGTAACATCTTTAAAAAAAGTTAGCCAAGAACAAAACATTTTAAAAAGTGTTTTGGAAGAACTAAAACGAAAAGATAATATTGAGATTGCAGAAAGAATGTCTGGTATAGATAGAACTGCAAAGGTAGTTGATCTTGGAAAATATCAAGAAAAGAAAGAAGGAGAAGATATCCTATTTACTGTATCTACAGAATACGAACATATAAGCCCTGGCGGTGAAACTCCAAACTGGAGTGATTATGATGTTAGTGTTACTATTGAAGATATAAGTATGGATTTTTCTAAACATGAATTAGAAGTTGATGAAGATGATAATATTATAGAAACAGAAAAGGATTAAACATGGCATTTAAATTATCAAATAGATCAAGAGTTAAATTAGAAGGTGTCCATCCAGATATGGTCGCAGTCGTAGAACGTGCTATTGAATTGACTTCGGTTGATTTTGGAGTCACATATGGTGTTCGGACGCTCGAAGAACAAGAAAAATTAGTTGCATCTGGGCGTTCTCAAACTATGAAGTCAAAGCACCTAATTCAAGATAGCGGATATTCACATGCAGTTGATGTCGTAGCTTACGATGGATCGGATGTTGTGTGGGAAATTAATGTATATGACGATATTTGTGACGCATTCAAGCAAGCGGCAGAAGAAAAGGGTGTCGCAATTAAATGGGGCGCAGCATGGTCGGAAGGTGATATCCGTTCTTATAAAGGCACAGCAGAAGATGCAATGAATGCATATATTGATTTGCGCCGTTCTCAAAATCGCAGACCATTCATCGATGGCCCACACTTCGAATTAATAGTGTGACAAAAATACCATGTGCATTAAAAAGTTGAAAAACTGTTGACGCATATGGAAAACTGTGTTATAAGTATACTTGTAATTGTTGATACGATTCAACATACATACTGGACTTGGGGGCAGTACCCAACGCCTCCACCATAAATGCACTGCGTCCTGCTGCAACAGGAAGTTTTGCAGAACATAGATGGCCCGTATGGGTGGTCGAAGTTAGTGCATTTATGATGGGGGCGAACTAGGATCGACAGGTGTGTAGAGATGAGAGTAGATTACCGTGTTGGCCTACGTTATTCAGCCACAAACTACAAATGCAAACGATAATTTTGCACCATCTGAGTTTGCTCTAGCAGCATAACCACAGGGGGTTGGTCACTCACCTAGCAACAGAAGTAGTGACATTTTAATTTATAAGAATTTTAACAAAGGAAATACAGAAATGAAAACTCTTATTACAGCAAGTGTTATTGCACTTGGTTTGGCAAGTTCAGCCGCAGCGATTGAATTGGGAAATGGACTATCATTAGACAGCGAATTTAAAGTAGAAAGAAATATGGAAACAGAAACAAATGCTTTGACATTTGAAACTGATTTGACATGGGATTTTGGTATTGCTAATGTAGAAGTTGGCCCAAATATTATGGATCTAGAAGATATTGAATTTACAGGTATGGAGTACCAAGTAACACTACCAGTAACTTCAGTAACTGGTTTGGAAGTATATACAAAAACCACTACAGATGATGAGTGGGGAATGGGTGATATCAGCATTGGTGCATCATTCAGCTTCTAAATAGTTGTAGGGTTGCTCCTCAATCAGCACGCTTCCCCCCATGGTTAGGGGGAAATTTACACAAACACACAGGAGAGAATCATGATTAATGATTGGACAACAAACTACTGGATTGACCATATCCAGACTACAAAGAAAACAATGGTTGACACTTTAGTGAAAGACGAAACTTTGTCTGCACCACTAAAGGCCTTTATTGAAGCCCAAACAACATTCACAAAAGTTGCAGTAAAATCTATGAGTGATTTTGCAAATGCAACTGGTGATGCCTTTGTGAAGGGGATGAAATAATGGCTAATAAAAATCCTTTTGAAATCAGGGCAGATATGCTCAAACTCGCCAAAGACTATATGGATAGTCAATATCATATGAATGTTCAGTTAATGAATGACATGTATGAACAAGGAAATAAAACTTTTGAAGAAGTTCAAGATGCATATAAAATGTACTCTATGGAAGAACTTATGGTCAAGGCTAAAGAATTGTATTCTTTTGTTTCTAACAAAGATTAAAAACTAGCGTGAAACGCAGATGTTAGGCATTAATGTTTCATATATATTAGTATCGTTATGTATTTCTATATTGAGTAATCAAAAACGGAAAAGTATATTTGAATATAAATTTATGCCTAACATCTATAATAGTGAAATGAGGTTATAATGCCACTATACACATTTAGATGTACAAATTGCAATCACGAATATGAACATTCGTGTAAAATTTCTGAAAGAGATGAGGTCCTACAAGGTTCTTGTCCACAATGCTCTCAACCCAAAAAATTAAAACAGATTATCACTAAAGCTCCTATGGTTGCTGATCCTGTCGCCATGGGCGTCACGAAAGTTCCATTAGAGTTCAAGGAAAAGGTTTTAGATAAAGCCTTTGATAAATCTATGGGTAAAACATATAATGAAACTAAGTTTACAAGAGAGGTCGGTTCGTAAGAAGGTATAAGTTCACATGTCTTTTCCCCTAACAGAGTAAGGAGTCTGGCGTGAGCAAAAGATCCAAAAAAAGTAAAATTAATAGAAATAAAAGATTCATCGGTTTAGATAACAGGAGTTCAGATTTAAAAAGAATATATCCAGCAACACCATCTCAACAAGAAGTGTTTAATGCTTTTGAAGATGGCCACCACCTATTTCTACATGGAGTAGCAGGAACAGGAAAAACATTTGTTTCTCTGTATCTTGCTCTGAGGGAATTAATGTCTTCCAGATCTATGTATAGAGAAATACAAATTATAAGAAGTGTAGTTCCAACTAGAGATATGGGATTTTTGCCTGGCACCGAAAAACAAAAAATAGAATCATACGAAGCACCATACAAGACGATAGTGAATGAATTACTAGAATGTGGTACTGCATATGAAAGTCTAAGAAAGAATAACTTAATTAACTTTACTTCAACATCTTTTATACGAGGACAAACTTTTTACGATAGTATAATTATAGTAGATGAATGCCAAAATATGAATTTTCATGAATTAGATTCAGTAATAACCAGAATGGGAGAAAACTGTTTAATATTATTTTGTGGAGATTTCAGACAGTCTGATTTTAGATGGAAAGATGAAAAAGACGGCGTTTTAGATTTTATGAAGATTATTAAAAAT